ACAAGCTTGTCTATGTATGTACGAAATCGAAGATAATTAAAGGAAAAGGAACGCTCGTCTCATCTCGAATATGTTCTAAATTTAACCGATGAAATATATTGCTTTTTTGATGATACTGTTGATGAGCACCTCGGCATATGCTCAATCAACTAGTTTGAATTTAAGTATTCCGAGCGCATCTAACTCGTTTGGAAGCGACAGATTTCGTGCAGGCGATCTAGACTGTCAGAACTCAATAGGTTCTGCTACAAACTTCGAATTTGGCGTCACTGGTGTACGAAAGGGAGAGAATACTAATCCTCTCAGTTCAAATTTTGGCAAATCGTCACCAGATGTAGGCGTATATGCTAGAATCGTGATACCGCTAGGCGCAAGACCAAAGGCAAGAATTAACTGTGATACGCTATATCAATTAGAACTATCAAAGAAACGATTAGAAATTCTTAAACTTCAAAAAGAACTCAGTGAACTGAAAGCATTGCAGTTTGAGAATTAGGAGAGCGTAATGGCCGAAGTAGAAATTGCTGGAATAAACCTCAAAGGGGGCAAAATCATGGTCCTCTTTACAGTTCTATCTACTCTCGGTGGTGGGCTGTGGGGCGGCTTCGAGTTTTATTCAGACTATAGAGCGATGAAAGAAGTTGTTGAGAACATCGACATTCAGGAAATCAAAGCAGGCAATGCTCTTGTGACTACCAAGTTAGATGAAGCAATCGATTACACCAGAGATATTAAACAGGGGCTCAAAGCCGATATCATTCGTACAGAGAAAATAACAGACGATACGAGCCGTCGTATGAAAGACCTTGAAAGAGGTATCGATGTTCGTATGAGAGAATTGTCAAAACTTTCTCGTGTGTCTGAAAAGGATGTTAGAAATACAATGCGTGAAACAGAAGAACGCATAGACCTCAAGATGGAAAAGCTGGATACTAGTCTGAGAAAGTCGCTTCAAGAAGCACTTGATAATCCTCTAACAAAATAAACATTTCTAATTGACATATATTCCTTGACGATTAAAATTATTCATAATGAATTCTTTTGCTAATGGACCTTGCAAGGCATATGCTTCTGTTTCCCACGGCTCTTTTTTAGCGAATCTTCTGTATTTGCCATCCTTGCATCTCCAGCTATGAGTGCTTACCATACGTTTAGTTGCATTTTGCATAACATGAACCATTTCATGACAAACGGTAGAAATGAATGCATCAACGCCATCATCAATCCCTTCTATAATTCCATCACGAGATAATCGATTATCTATTTCAATAACATATGATTTATAACCAACATCTTTATAGCAAAACCCATATGCATTCTCTTTTAAAGTGTTTCGGATTATGCATTGAATATTTAAATTTCGATGCCGTGATAATAATTTCTTAACACAAAAATCCATAACATTTTCAGCAAGAATTCGGTCTTCTTTGATGCCACCTCTTGTTTCTATAATAATCATCGTATTAACAGAAAGCAACACAACAAAAGAATAAGAATATAAACTATTTCTATAACCATCATTACTCCCACGGAAACTATAGAATACATACCTGTTGGAAAATAAAGCTGATAGAATGAGCTATTAAGAAAGAGATTAATTAAATATTTCATATAAGCTATTATACAGCATATGCGAGAAATGTCAACCCAAAACACGATAAAAATGAAAAATAATTCAAAAAAGTTTCGTTTTAAATACATTTTTTGTATAAATAGAACACTGGGTGCGTGTTAGTGTATTCAAAGGAGTACAAGAGGCAAGTGTTAGGATCATATCAATCCAAAGCAAGGAAAAGTCGAAGTCACACTAAGGTGTCGCTGGGGTTGCGTTCGACCACGCTGATAGGTAAATAAAACCGCTTCTTCGAGGCGGTTTTTTTTGTCTTCAGCAAATGACTACGCAAAACTAGCCTTCCATATATTCTTGCCAAACTTTTTAGAAAGGCTAGAGTCTTTCTCTTCTTCCTCCCATCGTTTACCAAACGGACTATTGCTCATAACAGGAGTATCATCTACGAGACCGTCTTGAGCAGATTGTTCTACGTTATAAAACCTCATTCTCGAACGGTCAATACCAACAACAAATCGTTTATGGTTATTTGGGTCAGCCCATCGATTTTTCAACTGTTTGAACATAATTTGACCAAGTTGCTCTAACTCTTCTGTAGCAATGAGAGCGATCATAAAATCAGCCGTTGCAGGTAGACCAAACGACTCAGAAGTATCTTCAAGACCAACATCTGAACTACTAAACCCAGAGCGAGTCGTTTGAGTAGCAGATACAATTGGAACATTAAATTCTACAGCAAGACCACGAAGTTCTTCGGCAATAGACTTGATTAGAGTATAAGAGTTCGCCATAGCGTTTGCTTTTATGCGGCTACTTGTACAAATATTCAGATAGTCGATGTAGATGATATCTGGTGTAATATTCTTCTTGAGTTTTAATTCGTTTAGCAGATGACGGAAATGGCCAGAGCCAGCAGATGCTGTTGGATATTCTTTTATAATCAACTTGCCTGTAGTTTTACTCTTCAGTCGATTGATTTTCTTTTCAAAAACATCTTTAGGCATCATATGAATTTCGTCAATAGATGCGTCAAGTAGGTTTGCATCAATACGTTCAGCGATTCGTTCTTCGGCCATTTCCATTGTAATGTACAATACGTTCTTGCCATGCATAAAATTACTAGCAGCAAAATGACACATTGCAAGTGATTTACCTACGCCTGTGCCAGCAAGAATGATATTGAGGGATTTACGAGGAAGACCTCCCTTCGTGACTGTATTTAGTAGATCGATATCAAATTCAAGGCGGGCTTCTTTATGATGATAAAATTCATATCGCTCATCAACGTTCTCAAGAAAATCGTGACCTACGCTATTGTCAAAGGATACACCCAAAGCGTCTTGAAGTATCTTTGGTATAGACCCCTTGTCTAGGTTGTTGTCCTTCTGGTCTAAAACACCAATTGATGTTCTAATAGCATTGTATAGAGCCTTGTCTTGACAAAACGTTTCAGTCTTATCAAGCAACCAGTCTTCACTATTCTTCTCATCATATGATAGTTCATCAACAGTTTTACATACCACATCGAGCTGTTCTTGGGATATGCTACGAGACTCTTCCAACGAAAAACGCAAAGCATCATTTGTTGGTATAGAGTTGTAGTCTTTGATATATGTATCAATCGTTCGATAGATTAGCTTGTGTTCTAAACTTTCGAAATACTCTTCTTCTAAAAACGGTAATACTTTCCTTGTGTATTCTTCATTATGTAATAGACTCCCTAGAATGAGAGATTCGATCATGTATTTTTCCTCTATTTACGGCCATCCAGCAAAAACATTATCACTTGTACCTGCTAGACCCGTTTGCTTCAGCAAAAACATCTTCTTCTTCTGATGCGAACATCGAGTTTTCTCCAATAGTGTAACGACTCTTAATATACTCTGAAAAGTCGGTGGTTGTAAACATATTTGTCCAAAATTTTCCATTATCTTGGATTTCTTTTGCTCGCATCTTGTCGCCAACGAGTTCGCCTGTTTCACGATCTACGAGTTGATACCAACCGTTTGAAGGCTTCGCTAGATAGCTCGCTTCAAGAGCAAGAGCCATCAAACCAGACCACTTATTAATACCACCATTCCATGTAACTGAAATTGGAATCTTTGACTTCTCCTTGATGAATCGAGATTTTTCAATGTTAATGATGAAATTATAACCAGCAATATCAGTGCCATCTTTCTCTTGTTGGCGACCAATAATCCAAATAGAATCTGCCGAGTAATAGATGCCTGTACCACCAGATACAACATCTTTAGAATACATTTCTTGCGTTTTGTAAGTATGATTAACAGCAATCAATGGAATATCTTTGAGCGTAAGATGTGGTGTTACCATACGAAACAAAGACTTCATCTGCTTTGCACGAGACATATCTGCAACAGACTTGCCATCCATAGCGTCATCAACTTCTTTCTTAGATGCTAGATTGCCCACAGAATCGATGACGATACACACACGGTCACCTCTATCAATCCCGTCAAGTTGCTTCATAATATCAAACTTTAGTTGCTCAACATCCATAATAGGAGTATGAACAACACGATTCATATCAATATCAAAAGATTCGAAGTAGTTCTGTGGTGTGCCGAACTCAGAGTCATAGAACAACACAACAGCATCATCATATTTCTTTAGATATGCACTCGCCATTAGTAGTGAGAATGCAGTTTTGAAGTGCTTAGATGGTCCTGCAAGCACCGTAAGCCCAGGCATCAATCCGCCATCAATCCGACCAGATAGTGCGACGTTAACCATAGGTACCTGTGTTGGCACCATTTCTTTCTTACCATATACTTTAGAGTTGGCAAGCGTAGCAGTAAGCTTAACTGTACTATTCTTAGTCAATTTATCAAGTAGGCTCATAATTTATCCTTTGTAGATTTCTGTCAATTTATCTCGGAATTCTTCAATCTTATCTAGACGATTAGGCCAGAAGATATAACTCTTTTCTGGATTTGCTGCTAGATTATTAAGTAGTGGTAATACAGATGAGTATAGCGCATCTAGACGCTCTTGTATACCTAAAACCTCAAAGGAAGCAGAACTTTTTTCTTCTGCTAACTTTTGTACGACTTCAAGCTCATCTTCATCAACGGCCGTAAATCCGAAGTCAAATGAATAATCTTCTACCATCTACTTACCCTGCTACAAGGGCATCGAACGCAGATGTGTCAACTGCTGCTGCATTTTGTAGTGGAGTCAAATCTTCAGTTGTCCAGTAACCTGTCTTTCCTAGAATGATATTACAATGCTCAATATTGCGTGAAAGAATGGTTGCATCATCTGTGTAATCAGCAGGTGTAGCAATGACCGCATTGATTAGATCAACAGAATGCATACAAGCGCTGTACGTATGTGCAATCTTTGCGGTCTTTTCTGCGTCTGTCCAACCTTCAAAATCTGTGTCTGCGTCTGCCATATTTTGTATCCTTATTATTTGTTGTTTGAGTTGTTATCTATTTAGTATCCGTTAGGAATAATGACGTAATGAATCAACAGAACGATGCCAACGCTAACGCCAAGCCCAATCATCATCTTCATGAAGTCTCTTGTAACAAGTGGAAACACTTGCTTCATCTTCGTATTATGAACAGTTGCGATAGCAAGTTCACGACCAGATAATAGACCAACAAAGACCCAAGTAGTAGACATTGGAATGTTATTGAGTTCTTTGAAGAAGTATAGAATAACGAAGTATACTAGGTCAATCAGACAAGCACTTCGAATATACTTCGTCGAAGATTTTTCAATAACAATTTGTTGAATCTTACCACCACGCTCTCGAAACATCCAGCCAAGACCACCAACAAAGATAGCGCTGATAGCGAGCATCATATCAATAGGCACTTCACGAGGCAAGAATACAGCGATGTTAGCCATATCGTGAGACAACCAAGTCCACCACAGAAGACCGGTAGTACACCACTGAACAACTCGCCAGTATGGACGAGACCAGTGATTGCCAATCGGCTTTCTTTCATCAATCGCTCGACTAATCAGATGCCACAACAAATATGCTGCTACTGCTGCCACTGCATATCCCATAATCGACTTCATCAACATCTTTTCTAAAACAAAAGTAGATGCGAATGCAGAGAGTACGAGGAATGATGTTGATACGGGAACTCCAGCACGAGTGAGACAAAGCAGAATAGCGGGTGCTACTGCGTGATACCACTTAACTTCTTGAAAGGGAATCTTTGTGAGACGCTCGTAAGAAATGTCTCCGCTATTGATGTACCAACCATACCAGAGAGTTGCTAACAGTACGACTGATGCTGCGACCCATAGAACCTTCCAATCAAATCTTTCATTGTTGGAAGCAATCCATGTTCCGAGTGTCTGAACAGAATCGTTAGCAATAACTGAATAAGCAGAAAAAAGAAAGCCAATTGCCATCCA